AATTCTCGCCCCGCAGCAGATCTTTGTTGAGCTCAGGCCACAGCTCGTACGAGTGAATGGCGCCGAGCAGGTTCCACGAAGCGTGGCCGAGATGATCTTCGGTCCGGTCGCCGCCGAGGAACTTGAAAATGTGCGCCAGCGCATGATTGAGCAGGTCGGTGACTGGCATGCCTTGCTCCCAATTGCAGCAGCCGAACTTTTCAACGCCCTCTGCGTACGTGCGCGCCACGGCGTGCAACCCGATCGGGCTGATGAGATCGTACCGGACATGTTGGCAATCCGCGCTGCGGACGGCGCCGGTGTCGTATTCGTGACGGTTGCAAGTCATGCGTCGCTGCCTTCTGGTTTAAATGAGAAATAAAGTCGTGGGCGGTCTATAAACATTACGGAGCCAGGTTGGTTGTCTTTTTTTCGGGCAACCGTGGCGAAAAGTGGGCCGTGCTCAAATACGTTGAATTCGTGCTCTAGCTCCTCCGCGGTCCACACGTCGAAATTCTTTTCGAGTGCGGCGCGCAGCTCGCCGGCTTCTAGGTGCCCGTACTGGGCTTGCATGATGGCGGCGAGGGTGCGCTGGTCTCCAGAAAACGGGATATCAATGGTCTCTGGGGAATTATTTGTCATCTTGTTTCGTATCCGGTTCAGATTGTGAGAGCGCGTTGAGTTGATCCACGCGATCTTTGAGTTGGGTCGCCAGCTCGTTGGCGTACCGGTCGAACATTTGCAGCTGCGCCAGTAAATCACGATGCGCGTCAACGGCGAAAGCCGATAGGCGACCGGTGAGCTGGAGCAGGCCAGAAATGTGCGGCGGCTGCGGGTTGCGCAGTTTCAGCAAACCAGCTGGCGTGTTTTCAGGTTGTTTGGCCCACAGCGGAACTACAGCGACGCCGCTTAACTCGGGAATCTTTTTCAGGATGTCGGCGCCAAATACTTCGCCGGCTTTGAAAAACTCCACGTCAAACGGCAGGCGGTCGGAAGAAACCGCATCGGATTCGGATGTAGTCTGCTGCTGGTCCATATTAAGAAGCTCCATCTTCAGGGGTGTAGCGCATCCGTGCCGGCAGCAGGCCGTCGAGAATGTTGCCGGCCCGCGTGGCGCCGAGGCCGTAGACCACGACGCGCGCCAGCAGCGATATCGTATCGCCCCCAAATAAATCTGCCAAGGCCAGTAGCAAGAACAAGTACACAGGAACGTGGTAGCTCTTGCAGAACGGGCAATTAAGCAGTTCGAGCGCTCGCCCGCGCAGCGATTCTGCCGGTGCGATGTCCTGGGCTGTCTGCGCCCAGGCGCGCCAATTGTCGAAAATTGAACCTTTGTGCCAGACTTCGATAACGGCGCCGCTGGCCAGCAGGACCGCAATAAAATCAAGCCAGGTGAACATTATGTTATTCGCAGCTATTTTCGTTGGCTGCGCTCCCGACGGCGGACACGGTTTTCACCGCGGCTAATGGAGTTTGTGGACACCAGCATGAAATACATTGCCACGGCGATAGCAAAGACCGTCGTGCCTCCAAACATCGGCCCGCAAATGAAACCGGCCAGAAGCAGAAGCACCATAAGGCTTATAAAAGTCGTGTTGACGTCATTGGCCATGACTCCTCAATATCTATTGAGCGTATTGGTCACCGTACGGCCAGACTTTAGTTGTCGGCTGGTCGGGGCCCGGATCGCAGCCAGCTTGTAGTGCCGGCGGTTCCAGCTTCAATTTGTTGACCAGGTTGTCAGGCAGATAGACCTGCGGCCCGGGGCTCCGCATAGTCGGTTGTGTCTGTGGCTGTCGGCGCTCTTGATACAATTTGGCGCTACGCGTAATTTGAACCATGGAAGCACTCCTGCGGTGGGCGGATCACCGTTTAGTATATCCGCACCGCCGAGACATTTCGGGGGCTATTTTTTAGATAGCCAGCGCACAAGCGATACGGGGAGCAGCAGGATTGCCAGGCACAGGGATTCCACGTTTGTGATGAATACCCGCCCAAGCAGATTTATGCTATCCTCTAGCCACTGTAGTTCGCCCGCATCAACGTCCTCCCGAAATTTACGCCTATGTCGACACATACGGCACCAGAAAAAATAGGGCGGGATGGTAGCCCGCCTGAATCAACAGCCCTTGAAATTCCAAACGATGGGATTCAGGGTCTGCTATCGGAACTGCTCGAATTAAACACCGGCGATCAAGCGGCGCTAAAAAGCCGCGTGTCGGTGTTGAAAGAATTGGCGACGCGCAAAGCGTTTCCCTCGCTGGAGCCAATTCTTCCGCTTGTATTGAACTTAAATGGTCGGCCGTACAGTATTAAAGACCACTACCCGTTCGGCCCATTGTTTAGGATCCTCACACCGAAAAATCAGGTGTGGAAGACGGGGCGGCAGTTGAGTAAGTCGACTTCGCTCGCGGCTCACGGTATTGTTGTCGCGAATGCGATCCCGTTTTTCAAGACGTTATACGTCACGCCACTTTACGAGCAAATCCGTCGCTTTTCCAACAATTATGTTCGGCCATTTATTGACCAGTCGCCGATTAAATCTCAGTGGTCAGGAAGCGACACTGAGAACTCGGTATTGCAGCGCAGCTTCAAGAATAAATCGTTGATGCTGTTTTCGTTTGCGTTGCTCGACGCCGACCGAGTCCGCGGCGTGTCGAGCGACCGCATGTGCATCGACGAAGTTCAGGATATAGATCCCGATCATATCCCGATTATTCAAGAAACGATGTCGTACTCGCGCTATGCGATTTCGCATTTCACGGGGACGCCGAAATCGATCGATAACCCTTTAGAGGGGTTGTATAAACGCAGTAGCCAAGCGGAGTGGTTCATTCCGTGCACGTCATGCCGGCACTGGAACATTCCCGCTATTGAACATGATCTCGACGCCATTATTGGCCCGATGAATCCGCACATTAGCGAAAAAGCGCCGGGCACTGTGTGCGCGAAATGCCGCAAGCCGATTAATCCGCGCCATGGCCGCTGGGTTCATAGATATCCAGATCGGCGCTGGCAATTCGCGGGTTATCACGTGCCGCAGCTGATTTTGCCGCTGCACTTTGCCGACCCGGAAAAGTGGAACACGTTGCTGCTCAAGCGCGAAGGTTACGGCAACATGACGCAGGCCCAGTTTTACAATGAGGTGCTCGGCGAATCCGTGGATGCCGGGCAGAAGCTCATCAGTGAAACAGAGCTGCGGGGTGCGTGTGTCATGCCGTGGGAGAACAAGAAAGAACCTGACCCGAAATGCTACGACAACATTCGAGATTACCGAACGCGCGTGCTCGCCATCGACTGGGGCGGTGGTGGCGAGGAAGGCATTTCGTTCACGGTTGTTTCGGTGCTGGGTTTCCGCCACGACGGCACGATTGACGTGCTGTGGGGTAAACGACTGCTGATTGGCGGCGACCACCTCCAGGAAGCCGTGGAATGCATGAAGTGGTCTGACAAGTTCTCCTGCGACTTTGTGGCGCATGATTACACAGGCGCCGGCACCGTGCGCGAGACGGTGATGGTGCAGGCTGGCTTTAATCTTGACCGCGTCATGGCGATGCGGCTGGTGCGGTCGGCGTCGCAGGACCTCATGGTGTATAAGCCGCCCACGGTTATTAACCATCGCGCCCACTACAGCCTCGACAAGACACGCTCGCTGCTTTATACGTGTCAGGCGATTAAGCTGAAGCAGGTTCGCTTTTTCCAGTACGACTGGGCGTCACAGGACTCGCCTGGGTTAATTGCTGACTTTTTAGCGCTTGTCGAAAACAAGGCGGAGTCGCGCATGGGTGGAGACATTTACACCATTACGCGAAATACGCTGCTTAGCGACGATTTCGCGCAAGCGGTGAACCTGGGCTGCGCAGCCCTGTGGCACATCAACGAGGCGTGGCCCAATTTCGCCCAGCTCGCCGGCGTGGGGCGCATTAATGAGCGCCAGGCTGCGGCGGAGACCGCCGAGCATTGGGACGACGGCGCGATGGACAGCCGCTTTTTTGGCGGCTATTAAAGCTCGTCGCACTTGTTTTCGATCACGTCAGCAATTTCTTTGAACGTCGCACCTTTGTCGTTCAGCGCGGCAAGGTTAAACACACGCTTGTGCGATTTGCTATAAGCGCCGTCCAGACTCGACATGCCGGCCCACTGCGCGACACTTGGCGGCAGGTCTGTTGCAGTCGCTGAAAACCGAACAGCCCGCACACCCGGGCTATCGATAAATAGACCGTTTTGCCGCGGGTCAATTTCTGTTGTTTTTAACGTTTTTTTGCCGCGGCTTTGTTTGTCTTGCTGATACAGCTCGCACAGGACGCCCAGACAACAGTGCTGCACAGCCGGGCCCCTGCGTGTCTTTAACGCTTTTTTGCCCTGCCTGTACCGGCCCGAACGCAACGCTTTAATCCATCGCCGGGCTATTTCTTTTTTCATTTTCGCTCACAACTTCAAGGTGATCAGGCGGGCAAATGCAGGTGAGCTTGCGCCCGTTGTCCCACTTCACCCAGATTTGCGCGCGGACATCGTGACCCCAGTCGAGATGTACGATGCCTTCGACGACGCCCTCAGAACCCTCCGGAATCGGATCGGGATCATTCGGCATCGCGATGAGCCGCACACGGTCGCCGATCTGTCCGGGAAAAATCATGGGATCAATTGTTAAAGGTGGTTTCGTCGTCGTCGTCATCGTCGAACTCGGGGGTGTCAGAGAACATGTGCCGGTTTTTCTCGACGAACTCGAACCCACTCTTCGACACAGAAAACGCAAACGCGTTAGCTTCGTCGTCGAAGCAGGAATCGATATAGCCGGCTTTGACGCCTTCTGCGACAACATTTGACATGATGCGCGTCATCAGCGCTTGCATGAGGTGCATAATCTTTACGGCAGCCTCGTGCGGCGACCGGCCGCCGACAGCCATAACTTCGCCGTTGTCGGCTGCGCTAAACTCTTGAACGATTTGCTCGGCTTCGTCAATCGTCAAAAAGCGCGCTTTTTCTTCCATCGTCGCCGTGCGGGCTTCAGGATTAACGCCGCCACTTGCTTTGGCGATGTAGTCGTCGAAAAGCTCCAACGCATGGTCGCGCAGCTGCTCTAACGACATCATGCGTGCGGGGTCAATCTCGTCTGGAATTTCGTAGTCGTCGTCGTTAAACACCGGCTACCTCCTTGAGACGGGCAGCTGCCAGGCTCGCGTCATAGCTGCCCCGGGCGAGAATGCGCTGCCGCACGGCGTCGCGAATCTTGGCCAGGTAATTCTGGTATTCCTCGTCGGTGTTGACCATCGCCTCGGCTGAGCTAAACGAGTGCGCCTTGCCGGTCATCGGATTGTCGCCGCTGCGCATAATGCGATCAATAGCTGTCAACTTCACGACAGCCCGGTGATCCTCCAGCTGCATCTCCGCGACAGTGGCGTCAGCGAGCAGACCAGCGGCAGTTTCGATATTCTTAACAGTGTCGGACATGAAAGGTGTTTCCTTGATGGTGGAGTCAGTCGTCTTTGAGCTTGAGGCCGCGGTCGGCCAGTTTGCGGCGAACTTCTTGCAGCGACACAGCGCCAAAGTTTTTCAGTTCGCTCAAGTCTTTAGCGGTAAACTCGGTCAGGCGTTCGACGGTTTCAATGCCAAACCGCGTCATGGCTTTGCGCGCGCGGACGCTCAGGTTGAGCTCTCCGATGTGCGTACCGGCCACTGGTTCAGTCGTCGTAGTCTCGAAAGTCATAAAATACCTGTTGTTCCTTCCTGGTTGGAATACGTTTCGGATATTTTTCGGGGTGGCAAAGCGAGCAGCCCGCCGCGTTGCAGCCGTTGTGCGTTTTGCGGCAGTGGCTGGGCTTGTCGCAGGAGTATCCTCGAATCCGGCGCCATTCGTTCATGCGGCGCGCAATGATGTGCTTTTCTTCGTGATAGCGTTTCATTTTCACCTCGCTACATAGCGTAAGGCCGGAGGAAGCCCCCGGCAGGAATCGAACCCGCGTCGGCTGATTACAAATCAGCTGCATTACCACTTTGCTACGGGGGCGCACTCCGATTGTACCACGGCTGTGGCCGCCCCAATCAGCGCCGGATCAGTCGGTCAAACTCGGCGGCTACCTCGGCAGACGCGAAGCGATACTCGACGCCGTCTGGCCGGCGGCAGACGATCGCGTCTGGCGCGCTCTCGGTTGGCGCGATTTCGGGCGAGGCCGCGGCCGGCTTCCCGAGCTGACGCTTAACCGACTTTCCGGCAAACGTTTTGGCGACATCAGGCGCCGGGGCTGCGCTCGTCGCCAAGACTTGCGTCACGGCCAGGGGTACTTCGGAGGTTGCCGTGGCGGCGTCCTCGGCGACCAAGCGTTCAACAAACTGCAGATGTTTAACCAGCGCGGTCTGCGC